ATTCAGGCTGCTCAGGCTACCCCAAGTAAACAAGCTACTGTACAGGGCCAATTAGAGGGTCTTATGCAACAGTTTGAAGGTGGTGATACACCTGCATGGGCTGCTGGTGCAATGCGTAATGCTTTAGGTGCTATGGCTGCTCGTGGTTTAGGTGCTAGTAGCCTTGCTGGACAAGCTGCTGTACAGGCTGCAATGGAATCAGCACTACCTATAGCTTCTGCTGATGCACAAACAATTGCATCTTTTGAAGCACAGAACTTGTCAAACCGTCAACAACGTGCTATGCTTGCGGCACAGCAACGTGCACAGTTTATGGGTCAAGAGTTTGACCAAGCCTTTCAAGCTAGAGTGCAGAACTCTTCTCGTATTGCTGACATAGCTAACATGAACTTTACTGCAGAGCAACAGGTAGCATTAGAAAACTCTCGTGCTGCTAATACAATGAACCTAGCTAATCTATCTAATAAACAAGCTGGTGTAATGGCAGAAGCTGCAGCTATTGCTAACATGGATATGGCTAATCTTAATAACCGTCAACAAGCTGCAGTACAAAATGCTCAGAACTTTATGGCAATGGACATGTCTAACCTTGATAGAGCACAACAGACTGCACTATTTAGATCACAACAAAACATCCAAGCTTTGTTCACTGATCAAGCTGCTGAAAATGCTGCACTACAGTTTAATGCTTCAAGTGAAAATCAAACTAAACAATTCTTTGCTTCACTATCTAGTCAGACTTCACAGTTCAATGCAGCACAGACTAATGCAGTAAATCAGTTTAATGTAAACTCTGTTAATGCTATTAACGAATTTAATGCTAACTTACAACAGCAACGAGATACGTTTAATGCTACTAATGGTTTGGTCGTATCACAAGCTAATGCTCAGTGGAGACAAAACCTTGCTACACTAAACACTGCTGCTGCTAATGATAGCAACATGGCTTTTGCTTTAGCTATTAATGGTATGACCTCAAAGAACATTGATTCTATATGGCAACGTGAACGTGATCTAATGAGTTACAACATTACATCAGTAGAATCTGGTAAAGACCGTGCTACACAAATCTTATTAGGCGATCAAACACTGCAAGCTTTAAGAGAAAAAATTGGTTATGCAGAAGATAGTGCAGAGTCAGAATTTTTTATGAGGTTTTTGTTTGGTGACTTTGGAGATTTATTTAAGAAAAAATAATAGGGAAATAAACAATGGCAGCATTTTATGAACAAAACTTAAAAAATATGCATAAGGTATTAGAAAATCCAGATGTTTTAAAATCTATATCTACATCTAAAACTAATGAAGGTGGGTTGGGTTCTAGACTTCAAACCGCCTCTGTCTCAAGCAGTTTAAAAGTTGAAGATCCTACATCAGGATTAAACCCTGCACCTGAATTAATTAAAAGAATGGAAAAATATAAAGGCTATTCAGATAATGCTGAACGGTCTAGACAAGATATGATAAATAGAATTAAAAAAGAAAAAGGATCATCGGAAGAAACTTCTGAAGTAGAGGGAGAGTCTAATGGTCTTATGACTCCTACAGGTAAAGAAGATATCGGTAAAAGATTAATGGGAGATATATCAGAAGCTTTAGGTTTAACAGATGCACAAGCTGCTGGCATTGTAGGTAATTTTGCACACGAAACTATGGACTTTAAATTTTTACAAGAGATAGAACCTACAGTTCCCGGATCTAAGGGAGGTCGAGGCTTTGCTATGTGGACAGGTCCAAGAAGAAAACAATTTGAAGCTTGGTCAAAAGAAAATAATTTAAATCCTGATTCATATGAAGCTTCTTTTGGGTTCTTTATACATGAAGTTCAAACTACTTCTGAAGGAAGGTTTATAGAAGAAATACAAGAGGCTGAAACAGCAGAAGAAGCAGCACGTATATTTTCTAAATCATATTTAAGACCGGGTAAACCTATGATGAGTAGTAGGGTAGATAGAGCTAACTATTATATCGGAGCACAATAATGAGTATTATATTTGCAGCACCTATTCCCGGTCAGTCACTAACTACTGAACCAAAGAACATGCCTTTTGAAAGACCACCAGAGATAGTTGATCCTATCGAAGCTCTTGATATGCACATTGAAAATATTACTAATCAAGATGCAATGGAAGATGCTTTATACTTTCTTGAAAAAGGATTGACACTTACCGCCTTAGTCGAGGGGGTACTTCGTAGTGCAGTAATGGAAGGTATGCATAGCATAGATGTAAGCCTTATTATTGCACCAGTATTACATGAATACATTAAAGGTTTAGCCCTTGAGTCTGGTGTAGAGTTTGACGAAGGATTTGAAAACCCAGAAGCTAAAAAGGCTATGAGCTATGAGAGGGATCGTGCTCGTGCTAGAGATATGCTAAATGAATTACGTAAGGAAACTGGTGAGTTGCCTAAAACAATGCCAGAGGGTGTTGCTACAGAAGAACCTACGATGGAAAAACCTATGATGCAAGAACCAAAAGTAGAGGTTGAGCAACCAGCCCCTCAAGGCTTGATGGCAAGGAGATAATAGATGGGATGGAGTTGGGCAGGAGCTTTAAGTGGCATTGATAAGATGCAAGCTAAAGCTTTAAAAGAAGAAGAGATGTCTAATGAACGTGAAAAAAGTTTGCTTGGCCTATACCTTGCTAAACTAGAAAAACAATCAACAGCTAAGACTGGTGATAAGTATCGTAATGCTGCACAGTCTGCAATGAAGTTGCAGAAAAGAGTTAGTCAAGCAGATCTTGATGAAGAAGATTTAGCTTTCTTTAATAATATTATTGAAGACCCATTTGCTGCAGAAGAAGTTCTTACTTTTCTTGATAATAATGTTACTGCTACTGGAGTACCTATTCCACTTTCAGATGTAAAACCAATGTTAAACATTGTTAATTCTAACATACCTGAAGCAGATAAAATAGATTACATGAGTTTAATTACTGGTGCTGATCTTTCTGACAGTACAAAATACTATGAACTGGCTCAACAGATAAGTAGTATTACTGCTACTCCGGGTCGTACAGTTCTTACCGATGTTAAGCCAGAGGCTAGAGTTGTACCTAAAACTCAAGATGAATTATTTAAAAGGCAATTAGAAGTTGTATCTGGTAATTTATTAAGAAATGCTAAAAGAGAAATTAAAGATAACAATGCTGATTCTTCTATTCAAAGGGTAAAAGATCTTATGTCTGCTGTTCAAATGGTTGAAAGTGGTAATACAAACCAAATGAAATTTGGTATTGATGCATTAATGGAAACATATTTAAATGCCACAACGTTTAAAGAAAATTATACAGATGTTTACCCAGAACTATTTAAAGGTTGGGAAAAGAATTGGTATTTACCACAATCTTTAAAAGCAATTCAAGAACCAAAGTTACCTAATAATAACATTAGAATAATTCCTAATGCAACAGTTTTAACTCAAGACATGATTGATGCTAATCCGTCATTAAGAAACGTTGGTGCTCAACCCGGAGATCAATTGTTACCAACAGATACAGGTGGAATATTATATGGCCCGGATGGAAACCCAAAACAATAGTGACCCTTTTGCTGGAGTAACCTTAGCTACTGAACCTTATAAGGATTTTAATGATGTTACTTTAGCTACAGAGCCTTACGATTTCTCTAGTAAAACTGATGTGCTAAGTCCTGCATTGCCAGAAGCTGGTACGTACACTCAAGATGATATAGCAGAAAATGACTATGCTTACTCTATTGCTGAGGGGTATATGCGTGATAGGTATGGAAATGATTTTGTAGATGGTAAAACTAGAGAATCTATTGTAGATAGTTTTTTAAACAATCGTAGGGCTGTAGTATCAGGAAACTCTATAGGGGGTTTAGCTGAAATAGATTATATTAACGACATAAAAGATGATCAAGATAAAAAGGTTCGTGCTGCTAAGGCATACCAGTTGTATGAAAATATGGCTGGTATTTTTAGTAAAGAGACATCGTTCTCTGAAAAAGCTGAAGGTATTATGGACTTCACTAGAAGTGTATTACTTGATCCAGTTAATCTTGTTGGTGGTTTTCTTGGTAAAGCTGTTGCTGGTGGATCACTCCGTGTCGGCACTAAAGCAGCACAAAAAGTTGCTCTTGAAGCAATGAAAAAACAAGGTACAAAAGAAGCTGCTAAAAAAGAATTAACTAAAGTTTTTAATAAAGGAGTAAAAGAAGCTTCTGTTAAAACTGCAGCTAATGTAGCAGCATATTCAAAAAATGTACTTGGTAAAACTGCAGCACAAAGACTAGCTACTAGGGCAGCTATTACAGAAATAGGTGTAACCACTAGTGTTGATGCTATGATTGGTGCAGGTATGGAATACCTTTATCAAACAGGTATGGTAAAAGTAGAAGCACAAGAAGAAATTAATGGGATGTCTGTTGGGATAGCTCTACTTGGTGGTATTATTCTTGGTGGTGTGCAAGCAGGATTAATTGCTAAACGGGGTGTATCAGATACAGCATTACCTAGTACAGTAATTCCTGAGCCAAAAACTGAAGGCTTTGTCTCTGAGGTTTCTAAAACTATTGATGCTTATGTAAAACAAAATAAAGTTGAAATAGGTAGGGAGTGGAAAACAAAAGTAAAAGGTGGTGCAGTATTATCAAATAGTAGTAAAGACTTTGGTGTAGAGTTTGTACAAAGATTGTTGTTTGGTCATGCAGATGATGAAGGTAATGTCATATTAAAAGGTATGACTCAAGTAGCATATGAACGTGGTTTTGTTTGGGCTAAACGTTTTGAAGAAGATAAGTTTACTAACTGGATGGCAGATCTTATTGCTGAAGTAAGTGACAAAGAAGCACAAGATTTATTACGTGCTATAGAAAAATCAACAGGTAATAAATTAAAAGTTAAAGATGCTGATGGTAAACTTATACCTCGTTCTAAAGTTACTGGTCGTGATATTGGTGATATTCTTGCTTATAAAATGTCAGAAGCTGGTACTACTTTAGGTGCATCAGGTCTTTCAGCTAGACAGCTAGGTATATCTCTTAGTGATCAAGAACTAAAAGATTTATTTGACTCTGCTTTAGATGCTGGATTTGTAAAAGATCCTAAAGGTAAATCTAAAGCAGAACTTGAAGAACCGGGAAAGTTTAAAAAAAGTTTGAGTGTCGGACTAGAATCTTTTGCTAGTGTTCAGAATAGATTAATTAGGTTACTTGTTTCACATCCATCTACCAGTGCTTTAAATGTAATTGGTTGGGGTGCTAATACAGCATTACAATCTGTATCAGACATGAGTACAGCTTTAATATATGCTGGAAAGGGTACACTTCAAAAGCTTTCTGGTGAAGTAGAAAAAGGTGCTAACACTCAAAGACTTGCTAAAATATTAATTGAATCTAATGCTCAAAGAATTAAATTTTTATTTGATGCTGACATGACCTACACTGCTTTTGAATCAGCACTTCAAAGAAACTCAGAGGCATTACAAAAATTAAACAGTGTTCTTCCCGGTGGTGTAGAAAATACTACTAAACTTTTAACTGAAGGTAACTTCAGTCCTAGTACAAAACTTGCTGGATTAAGAGCTGATCAAGGAATTGATTTAATTCAAAAGCTAACCTTTGTCCAAGCACAGGATTCGTTTACTAAGTCGCAAGAGTTTCTATTTCAAATGGATAAAAAACTAAGAGCTACCACAGGTAAAGGTTGGAATGAGTTTTACAGATCAGAAAACATTGGAGACATGACACTTCAAGCTTATATGGCTACTAAAAACTATCGTGCTATAGAAGCCAGTGCTGTAGAAGATACATTAGAGGCAGTCTTTTCTAAGTCATATAAAAGTAAAGGTTATTTAGGTACACTTGCAGGTCTTGCTGAAAATGCTAGAAATATTCCGGGTCTTGGTATGCTAATTCCTTTCGGTAGATTTTTCAATAACACTGTAGCTTTTATGGGTAAAAATACACCCGGTGTTAATATGGCTTTGAAGGCATCAGGTTACTATGATAACATGTCAAAGACAGAAGCATTTTCTAGGTCATTAGTTTCTTTAGGTATTTTATATACACTAACTGAACAAGAAATAGAAAATGTAAAAAATGGTTTGCCTATGTATGCAACTAGAGATCCTATTACAGGTGAAGAACTTATTAGTCAACAGTATGACTTTCCTGTGTCAGCCTATAGGGGTGCAGCAAGAGTTCTAGCCTTAGTAAGAATGGATAGGTACGAAGAAGCTGGAAAAGCTTATAAACAATTTGGTTTAGATTTTGGTGTTTCTGGTGTACTTAGAAACCTAGACAGAACACAACGTGACACTCTAGAATCTTTAAAATTAATGATAGATCCTGAAAGAAGAGATGTTATAAAGGCTATGGAAATAGCAAAGAATACTCTGGCAACTCAATATGTAAATCCTTTGATGCGTCCTCTTGAACCTTTAAATGTTGTTGCTGGTTTAGCTAGGGGTGAAGATGCAGCACCTATTGACAGAGCACAAAATAACAGAATGGTTAATAATGCTTTTCGTTACATAGATAATATTATTCCTTTGTTTACAGGTAAACCACTGGCAGATCCTAGAGAAACTGCAGCAGGTGGTACATCTGATATACAATCCACAAAGATACTAGGTGCTAGAGTTATTAGGCTTACTGATACACAACGTGTAATGAACAGTATAGGTCTTAGAGACTTTGATTTAAATACTGCTAAAAAGATAAGGGATCAAGCTCCAGAAGCAGCTAATGCTTTAAATGGTATTGTGTTTGATATTATTGAAGCAGAGTCTAGTTTACTTTTAGAAAGTAGTTGGTGGGATAATTTAACTCAACAACAAAAACGAGATCATTGGAATGATGATGTTGTAAAAAGATCTAAAGAATTAGCTAAAACATTTTTAAGGATGCAGTATTCTGGCCCTGATGAAATCATATCTTTACAGTACGACATAACATCTAAGTACCCTAAAAAAGATATTCAGAAAGCTACGAAAGAACTAGACTTAGAAGGGGTAGAATACTTAGAACAAAACGAGTTATTTATTTTACAACAGTATTTAAATACTGAACAGTCGTTAAGGGATCTATCCCGATTCCAAAAGATGACACAATAAAGAAGGGGGCATAAGCCCCCTTTAATTATTCTGAATCATCATCTAGCATATAGTCTGCCCAATCATATGCTTCACGTTTTATGTCAGCCCTGTGTACATGACCCGAAGATCTAGACAGCAATGCCGCCAATGCTTGACCAGCCATAAACCTACGTGCAGTTAGTGGCTTAGTCTTTATTGGCGGTTTTCTTTTTTGTTGCCTATAGTTTTTAGCTTCCTCTTCTAGCTTTGAATTTCTGCTCATTTAGTTTCACCTTCTCAAGGTTGTAGAAGTAGGCTTTATTAAAGCCCATCTCCCAATCCCTGTTTTGTTTTGTGTTTTTAGAGTAGGGGTTACCTAACCTACCAGTTTTAAAAGCCTTCATACCTTCATCGTATGGTTTCATTTATGAATCTCCTTCATAGTTTCTATCATCTTACGTAAGTACCATTCAGCTTTTTCTATGTCCTCAACAGGATTACCTTTGTATCCATGTCGATGTTGATATTTAATTAAGTTACCATGACAGTAACCTTTGAACTCCTCTGGTGTTAACACTTGTTTAATGTAATCAATACACTCAACCCCATCACCTAATTTGTAATGGGCTGGATTGTTTACCGGGTCATAACTCATTTGATTTCCACTAGCTCTGCTTCTGTGTAAGGGATGTGAAAGAAGTGTTCATACCGTCTAGCATTGGTTAACCATATTTCCTTTGCACATTCTTTAGTAAGTTGAAAGTCTTTGATTCTCCATGCTTGTTTACAGTCACCACGTATTACATAAAAATTACAGTAGGTATTATCACCCTCTACGTTTTTATATTTATTTATAAGCCTGTACTTTCTGTAAGGTATACGTATTTCTTTCCATTTAGGATTCCAATCACCTTTCCATTGGTTCTTCATTTCTACTTCAGAAAAATACTTTCCACCTTTCTTCTCGCTTTTTATATCAAAGGAAAAGTCTTCCTCTGTATCAAGAATATTATGTCCATTACTTTCTAAGTAACTTGTTATTGCATTCTTAGCTTTATTGTCATTCTCCTTGTATGACTGAGGTTGAAATTTTCTGTAGTATGATCCTTTAATCGGTTGTAACATTACAACCTCCTTTTTGTTATTGAAGTTTGAATTATATACTCTCTGGTATTTGAAAGCAATAGGTATTTGCAGTTGCATCTGGTGATGGTTTAGTACTCACCAATCGTTCTTGCATTGTAGTTGCAACTTGATTACAAGTTTTCCAATCGGGAAACAGTGAATGAAAAGCTTGAACTTTCATATTACCTTGAAAAGTCATAATAAGTACTAAAACATACATGTAATTCTCCTTTATGTTAGATCTACTATTTCACAAACATCACCAGTACATGCCATAGTTTGCATTGCTACAGTGTTGTCTTCACTTTCGTATGATGCAAGCTTAGTCCAATCAATAGTCTCTGGCATACAAGATAATAAAGTTTTGTAATCATGTTTACCTATTTCTTGATAGGGTGCTTGTTGATATGTGTGTTCGTTGTAAGGCAAGAAGGATACACCTGACATTTCGTCAAAGTATTTGTAAACAAATGCACCTACTTCAAACCATTCATCTTTCTTAACATTGATTGTAACACTTGGCTTATGCTCACACCATGATCGTTGATAGGTCAGCCACATCTCTAATTGCTCAATAGCAGTCATGTCTGATGTAACGACAGAACCTTTAGGTGATTGAATAGGAAAGCTAAATACTGTTGTTTGATCTGGCTTCATCACACAAGGCTCACTAGGTATCCTCTGATCGATCATAAACTGTGTCAACGGATCTTTATTATCACCACGCACAGTACGGATATAATAGGGGCTATGGCGAGCATGTATGCCAGAGGCACTATCCACCAGTTGCGAGACTGTGCCTGATGGTTTACAGCATGTAATTGCAGTAGCAACAGGTATATCAAGACGATCAGCCCATTCAGCATTAGTAGATACACAAATCCTACGAAGATGTTCAAGGGTATCCTCCAGTCCTTTATTTTTCTTAGTCATTAATGGGTTGTCCATTATCCCTGTGAGTGACACACCAAGCAGTCGTTCTTCTTCTGTATTTCTAGACCACACCTTTCGCAAGTAGGGGAACTTAGTGTACGTGGATTGGATAGTTCCCAGAATTGTTGCCAGACGGACTTTTCGTTCAAGATCATCCACATTGTCTGTGGCACGTACAACAACTTCTGTAAGATTACAGAACTGATATGGACGCAAAATGATTTCACTGCAAGGATTAGTTCCAAACTCAAAGTCTGCATTACGCCTACCATTCTTAGCAGCCTGTACCTTACTTGCTTGACGATTGAATACACCACGTTCTCCACTTCCTGATTCTACTAGTGCCATCCATTCTCGCATGAATGA